CACTGAACCGTGTACTGCCGGATTTGAACATAAATTACCGAGACGTTATTGAAAACGGTATCTCTTTTGTTGAGACCATTGAGGCCACGGCCAGGGCCGAGGCGGAGCGCTTGCGCAATGCAAATGCGCAGGAGGCCTTTGTCGGGTTGATAGCGAAGGAAATGGAGCTCCGCGATCAGCATGCCGCGCTTACGGAGGAAATGGCGGCCGCACAGGAGCGATACAACGCAGCACAGGAAGCCCACGCTGAATTGCTACGCAGTGGGCTTTCCCACGACCCAGCGTTTGCCTTTAGCGAGGTGACACAAGAGTTTTTTGCGTCGCAGGAAGCCTTGCGATACTTGACCGAGGCGTATGAGGCAAACACCGGAGCCATGACGGAGAATGCGGAGTACCTGGATAATATCCGTACAGCACTTGGGGAGTTTGCCGGTGAAGCTGGTGGGGCACGGGAGGGCTACCTAGAACTGCAAACTGCGATTGCCGAGACCCGGATGAAGATGGAAGAACTCGCGGCGGCCTATTATGAGGTCTATAGCGCGGCTCTTACCAGTATTCAAGGACAGTTTCGCCTTTGGGATGAGGCCCCTGCTGTAGTGGCGCGAAGTGTTGGTGCTGTCAATCAGGCGCTACAGTCACAATTAGAGTATTGGCAGGGGCATAATGAACGTCTGCTTGCGGTAAGTGCCCGTGCTGGCGAATTTTATGGACTTCGAGAGTTCGCTGCGAATTTTGCGGACGGAAGCACTGAGAGCGTCGCAATGATGGCGGGGCTCTACCAGTACATGCAAAACGGCCAGTATGAACAAGTGCAGGAAATGCTCGGTACTTGGCAACTACTGCAAGAAGAACAGAACGCCGTCGCTGAAAGCACTGCTGAACTTGTGACAGACTTCGCGGCGCAAATGGATGAGCTACAGAGCGAGCTTGAATCCACCATACAGGAAATGAACCTCGGAGATGAGGCGGCTGAGAGTGGGCGCAATACCATTCAGGGCTTTATCAACGGCGCATGGGCGATGCTACCCCAGGTCGAGGCGGCCTTTGCGCGGATCGGCCAGGCGGCCATGCGCTCCATCGACAACCAACTCAGAATCAGCAGCCCGTCCCGCGAGATGGAGTGGCGCGCTGAGATGGTCTGGGCGGGGTACATCAACAAGACCCGCGAGATGCAGTCAGATGTTGAACAGGCTATGGCTGAGACCGCCGGCGGCGGTGCTGAAGCCTTTGCCAAAGAGCAGGCGGAATTTGTCGCCTTTGCGCCACAGCTTTTGCAAGCACTGGCCACAAGGGGTATGGCTTCAAACCCTGTCATGGCACAGTACGGCGGGGGTGGGATCACCTACCATATCAGTATTGCGCCACAATACTACACGTCAGGCATTGGATCCGTTGGGCAGCTTGGGGCGGTGTATGCCGCAAACAATGATCATCTACGCGAACTTATCGTTGAGGTGATGGACGATGAAAACAATGACAGGGCGAGGAGGGCTCAGCGATGAGGCGAACCTACCGAACCGTGCAGGGCGATATGTGGGACTTGATCGCCTACAACCAACTGGGAGATACCGCCCACACGGATAAGCTCATAAATCTCAATCAGCAGTACAGGGAGTATTACATTTTCCCCGCTGGGATTGTGCTTGCGCTTCCCGACATTGATCCCGATCTTCCCGGTGTCTTGCCGCCATGGAAGCAGGTGGCAGGATGAGTGATAGGGACACCGCAAGAAGGGCAATCCCGGAGGTGCATTTTGCAGGGGTGGATATTTCGCCATCCATTCGGCAGCATCTCCATTCTATTACCTTCACGGATAACGAAGAGGAGGAAGTAGACGATCTGCAAATCCGGCTCCACGACAGGGAGAGCATGTGGCTCAATAGCTGGCTTAGAGAGATGATCTATGCCGCGGCGAGCTCTCCCGATCTGTCAGACGGCGGTAGTGCCCACGCAATCTATAGGGTGACAGCGCAAAGCGGGTTGAATGTCCGTAGCGGCCCCGGTACGAACCACAGCAGGATCGGAGGACTTGCCCCCAGGACAGAGGTTGAGGTGCAGTCTATATCGAACGGCTGGGCGACGATTACTCACGGGGACGGGACTGCTTTTGTGAGCGCGAGGTACATTGAGCAAGTACGCCCCGGAAAGACAAAAGAGACCGAAGCAAGCTCCGGCTTCACGATTCAGGCGGCTTTTGTGCGTCTTAACTGGAACAATGATGGTAGGGATAAGGTGCTGGACTGTGGGCAGTTTTCTCTTGATGGGGTATCACACAAGGGGCCGCCATCTTCCGTTGTCGTCAAGGCGACCTCGCTACCCTATGGCTCCCTCATCCGCCAGACTAAAAAGTGCAAGGCGTGGGAAGCGGTGAAGCTTTCCGACATTGTTTCCGCGATTGCAAGCGCCGGGGACATGACCTCTCTGTTTGAATCAGCACGAGACCCATTCTATGAGCGAGTGGAACAAGTCCAGATCAGCGACATCGCTTTTTTGAAGAAGCTCTGTCAAGATGCGGGAATTGCGTTGAAAATCACGAATAACATCATCGTACTGTTCGATCAAGTCGCGTACGAGGAAAAGCCGCCCATTATGGACATTGCTTTCGGTGACGGGAGCTATCTCGACTGGGATCTTGACACGGGTAGTAACGGCACAAGCTACACCTCTTGCCGTGTGAGCTACGTAGACCCTGCCACGGGCCGTGCGATTGTCGGCATCGCCCGTGTGCCTGACTATGAAGCTGATCACGAAAACAATCAACAGTTAGAGATAACGGCAAAGGTTAGCAGTGTAGGCGAAGCCGAGGAGCTGGCGAGAAAGCACTTACGGCTCGCCAACAAATTTGCTAAGTCCGTACGTCTTACTATGCCAGGTGATCCCGATTTGATGGCGGGTGTTACCCTCACACTTTCAGACTGGGGGCCGTGGAGCGGGAAGCACATCATCAGCAAAGCGCGGCACAGGATAGCCAGCTCCGGCTACACGACACAAATCACGCTGCGACCCGCATCCGAGCCGGAGACAGAGGAAGAGGTCGAGACCCAGTATACCTACTATACCGTGGTGCGGGGAGATAACCTCTGGAATATCGCCCGCCGATTTTTGGGGAGTGGCCCACGGTACCGTGAGATTTTTGAGCTCAATCGGGATGTCATCGGAAACAATCCGAACTTGATTCGTCCGGGGCAAGTGTTGCGCATACCCCCGGCATAAGGAGGTCAGCCGTGATGGAGATAGACGGCATGTTAAAAGGCATATTAGAAAAGCTTGTGCGCATCGGTACTGTCACGGCGCTCGATCCCGCTAGGCGAAGGGCGCGTGTCCGCTATGATGATATGGATATGTCTTCGGGCTGGCTCTTTGTGTTGCAACGCTACGGAGAAAACATCCGCGTCATGCCGGACGGCAGACACACGCACAATATCACCGATACTTACACGGGCGGCGGGTCGGCAAGCACGGAGCCGAACCACGATCACCCGGACACGCACGTTACAACCTACATGCCGCGGATGGGAGAGCGTGTGGTTGTGCTTTATCTGCCCATCTTCAACGGCGATGGGTTTGTATTGGGGGGGCTGTAATGCAGATTGGATATTTGGGCGACATTCTCTTCCAGATAAGTTCGGAAGAAATAAAGACCATTCGCAACATGAGGTGGTCAGGGTCGGCGCGGTACGCTGAGCATCAGCGGCATTTGAATAATGCGCTCACCGAGGCTACCGGGCTAGACCCGGATAAGATTTCTTTCCAGATACAGCTATCCGCAGACCTGGGCGTGGACGTTCGCCAAGAGCTGGTGAAGCTATGGACATATAAGCGTCAGTTCACGACCTTGCGCCTAGTCATCGGCCCACATGCCTACGGGAAATTTAGGTGGACAATTCCTGATTTCAACATCGATGTGGAGCATTTTGATCGCGACGGGAACATGTCGTTGGCGCTTGTGGCAATCAATCTTTTAGAGTATGTAGACAGGTAAAGGGGGCGAAAGTGTGCGGTACACAGTAAGGGCGAAAGACCTGGGCAAAATCAAGCTAATCGAATCAGATCGCATAGCTGCTATTCTGCAAAGGATAGCTATTATCATGCAGACCCCTCAGCGATCCGTCCCTTTAGATCGGAGGCTCGGATTGCCCATGCGCTTTGTAGACAAGCCGATCAATGTAGCGCAGACGATCATCGTTGCGGAAGTCGGGGACGCAATGCGGGAGTATGTGCCAGAAGCTACGATAACGAACATCACTTTTGAGATTGACGAGAACGTTCCCGGCAAACTGATTCCAATCGTGGAGGTGGATATAGAAGATGAGCCGTAATCCTGAATACCAATTTGTATCTACAGAGGTT